GTCTGCTCATCGCGCTTGTGGCTTTCGTGGCGATTGACTACATCACGGGCGTCATGTGCGCCGTTGCCGACAAGAAGCTCTCAAGCGAAGTGGGCTTCAAGGGCATCTGCCGCAAGGTGCTTATTTTCCTGCTCGTGGGGATCGCCAACATCCTCGATGTGCAGGTCATCGGCACGGGCAGCGTCCTGCGCACGGCGGTCATTTTCTTTTACATCTCCAACGAGGGCGTGAGCCTTACGGAGAACGCTGCGCACCTGGGACTTCCAATCCCCGAAAAGCTGAAGGCGGTGCTGGAGCAGTTCCATGACCGCGAAACCGATGGAAAGGACGGTGACGAGTAATGGCTTACACGAACAGCCCTATGGTGGCTTACACCAAACTCAGCCCGAATCATTCCGGGCAGCGGACGCATTCCATCGACCGCATCACTCCCCACTGTGTCGTGGGACAGTGTACCGCAGAGGGGCTTGGCGAGTGGTTTGAAAAAACTTCCACGAAAGCGTCCAGCAATTACGGCATTGATAAGGACGGCCGCGTCGGGATGTATGTTGAGGAGAAGAACCGCTCCTGGTGTTCTTCCTCAAGCGCGAACGACCAGAGGGCAATCACCATCGAGTGCGCGTCCGATACCACAGAGCCGTATGCGTTCCGCGACATCGTTTATCAGATGCTTATCAAGCTGTGCGTGGACATCTGCCAGCGAAACGGCAAGGACAAGCTGCTGTGGTTCGGCGATAAGGACAAGACGCTTAACTATGAGCCGAAGTCCGGCGAGATGATCCTGACCGTTCATCGGTGGTTCGCAAACAAAAGCTGTCCCGGCAACTGGATGTATGCCAGGATGGGCGATCTTGCAGAGAAGGTCACGGCGGCTCTCGGTAGTGGTACCGGGGGTTCCGATGGTCCCACAACTACACAGGGAACACAGGCTTCTGCCTTTTCCGGGCTTTCCGAGGCGGATGTTGTAAAGAGTGTGGGGACATTGTTTACTGCCGATCAGAAGAAAATGGGCATCCTCGCATCGTTTTCAATGGCGCAGTTTATCCTCGAATCCGGCTACGGCAAATCCGAACTGGCGCAGAACGCAAATAATGTGTTCGGTATGAAATGCTCCCTCTCCGGCAACACATGGAGCGGTTCGACATGGGACGGACAGAGCAAGTACACCAAGCAGACGAAGGAGCAGCACACGGACGGCGGCTACGAAACAATCACGGCGGACTTCCGCAAATATCCGTGCGTGGAGGATTCCATCGCCGACCATTCCGCTTATCTGCTCGGCGCAAAGAACGGAAACAAGCTCCGCTACGAAGGGCTGAAGGGATGCACGGACTACAAGAAAGCCGTGCAGATCATCAAGGATGGCGGCTACGCCACGAGCCTTACCTATGTGGAGAACCTCTGCTCCATCATCGAGCGGTGGAACCTCACGCAGTACGATGTGAAGGAGTCCGAAACGCCTATCGCATGGTACCGCGTCCGTAAGACCTGGGCGGATTCCAAGTCGCAGAAAGGTGCGTTCAAGATTCTGGAAAACGCCAAGAAGTGCGCGGACGCCAATCCGGGATATAGTGTGTTCGATGTGGACGGTGTAAACATCTACACACCGAAAACAACTGCTCCGGCGGCATCGGCTGGTGTTCCGTTCCTTGTGAAGGTCAGCATTTCCGACCTTAATATCCGCAAAGGACCGGGGACGGATTACGACAGGACGCAGTTCATTCCCGTCGGCATCTACACCATCGTGGAAGTCAAGTCTGGCAAAGGCTCGACCGCAGGCTGGGGACGGCTGAAAAGCGGCGCGGGCTGGATTTCGCTCGACTTTTGTACCCGCGTCTAAAACTTTATATCTGCGCATACGATTGCCTGTGGGTGTTCTTCGGAATGCTCACAGGCTTTTTTTATTTGCATACCCTCAATCCCGGCCGCCTTTTTCTGTTTAACCATGAGGATAGGAATCCTCGGATTGGAGGAATCTTCATGACCAATGAACAGAAACGCACCATAGCGGAACTCCGCTCCAAAGGTGCGACCTATGCAAAAATCGGCGAGGCGCTCGGTATCTCGAAGGATACCGTGAAAAGCTACTGCCGCAGAAATAATCTGTCCGCTCCGCAGGATACCCCTGCCTCTGATACCGCTCCTTCCGTCTGCCGGGAATGCGGCGCACCTCTCGTGCAGACAGAAAAACAAAAGACGCGGATTTTCTGTTCCAGGGAATGCCGTGAGAACTGGTGGCATTCTCACCCGGAGCAGATAAAGAAAAGAGCCGTGTATGATTTCCGCTGCGCCGGATGCGGTAAGCCTTTCTCCGCCTACGGAAACAGCCACAGGAAATACTGCTCCCACGATTGTTACATCACGGCTCGGTTCAAAGGCGGTGGATGCCATGAGTGAGCAGGAATTTGACCGTGAAATGCGGTATCAGGCCGCCGTTCAGATTGCGGATGCGCTTCTCAAAAAGGGTTCCATCTCGGAGGAGGAATACCACCAGATCAAGACAAAACTCCTCGAAAAATATCGCCCGACTTTGTCTACATTATTATCGGGAAAACCCTTGATATAACTGGCTTTTAGAGTGATATATAGTGTCGGAAAGGAGTTGATTTTATGCGGAAAATCACCAGGTTAGAGCCAAAAAAGACAGCCCTTCCGACAAGGAAAAAGGTCGCAGCGTATGCCCGTGTCTCGAAGGACACGGAGCGGCTTCTGCATTCCGCATCCGCACAGGTCAGCTACTACAGCGAACTGATACAGAAAAACCCCGAATGGGAATATGCAGGCGTGTATGTTGACTGCGGAATAACGGGTACCCTCACCTACAAGAGGGACGAGTTCAAGAGAATGCTCACCGACTGTGAAGCCGGAAAGATCGACATCATACTTACCAAGTCAATCAGCCGATTCGCAAGGAACACGGTCGACCTTTTGGAAACAGTGCGCCACCTCAAATCCATCGGCGTGGAGGTGCGGTTCGAGAAGGAAGGCATCCATTCCTTTTCCGAGGACGGAGAACTGATGCTTTCGCTCCTCGCTTCTTTCGCGCAGGAAGAAAGCCGCAGCATTTCCGAGAATGTGAAATGGGGTATCCACAAGCGGTTCAAGAGCGGCGAGATTGGCGTGGCCAACAAGCACATCCTCGGCTACCAATACGATGAGGAGCAGAAAAAGTACATCATCATTCCCGAAGAAGCCGAATCGGTCAGATGGATGTTTCAGATGTACATCGACGGCGTTACCCTGCGGGACATTGCAGATAACCTGAACAACGCAGGCATCTGCACCATCCTCGGTAACGATTTTCAGGAAGCCTCGGTGCGGCAGCTTATTTTCAACGAGGTCTACGCCGGGGACATCAGACGGCAGAAATGCTATGTGTCCGATCCAATCAAAAAGGACAAGGTTCCGAACCGCGGCGAACTGCCACAGTATTACATGGCTGACTGCCATGAGGCAATCATCGACCGCGACACCTACGCAAAGGTCAAGGCAGAGATGGAACGCAGAGCCTCGCTCCTCAATCCCACCTACTGCTTTACCAAGAAAATCCGCTGCGGTACCTGCGGAGCGCAGTTCACCCGCAAGAAAGGAAAAGTCAGAGGCAAGACCTATGTACATTGGATTTGCCGGAGCAAGAAGGAAACCGGGATGACCTGTTCCAGCGTGAACTTCAGCGAGGAAGAACTGAAAAACATCTGCGCCGATGTCCTTGAGACCGATTCTTTCGATGAGGAACTTTTCGAGAGCCGGGTCAAGGACATCACTGTTTTAAAGAACGGCGATATGGAATTTCACCTTGTCGGCGGAGAAATGCGGCGATGGAAAAACCTGCATCTGAATCCGCCGAGGCACAAGGCTACGCTTACGGATGCGTTCCAGGGCAAAATCCAATGCGCCAAGTGCGGCAACACCTACCACAGAGTAAATTCAGCAAACAAATGGGTGTACTGGTACTGCATGGGTAAGAAGAAAAAAGGCTCGTCCTGCGATAGCCCGAATTTCACTGATCATCAGCTGCGCCAGATTTCCGCTCATATCCTCGGCTTGGATGAATTTGACGAACAGACCTTTTCCGAACAGATAGAAGGGATCACCGTCCTTGATGACGGCAGCCTCGAATACAAATTTCACGAAGGGAGGACGGAGAAATGGCAAAGAGTGTAATAACCATTCCCGCCACAAAAAGCAAATATACGGCTGCGCCTCTTTCCGCTCAAAAGAAACGAAAGGTCGCTGCCTACGCCCGCGTCAGCACAGACCACGAGGAACAGCAAAGCAGCTATGAGGCACAGGTGGACTACTACACGACCTACATCAAAGGCAGAGACGATTGGGAATTCGTTTCTGTGTACGCTGACGAAGGTATAACCGGCTGCAACACAAAAAAGCGTGACGGCTTCAACAGCATGGTAGCGGATGCGCTGGCCGGAAAGATCGACCTCATCATTACGAAGTCGGTCAGCCGATTTGCCCGCAACACCGTGGACAGTCTTACGACCATACGAAAGCTGAAGGAACACGGTACTGAGTGCTATTTCGAGAAGGAGAACATCTGGACATTCGATGGCAAGGGAGAACTGCTCCTTACCATCATGTCGAGCCTTGCGCAGGAGGAAAGCCGCTCCATTTCGGAGAACTGCACATGGGGACAAAGAAAACGTTTTGCAGATGGCAAGGTCACGGTTCCCTTCGGACGGTTCCTCGGCTACGACCGTGGTGAGGACGGCAACCTTGTTCTGAACGAAGACGAGGCAAAAATTGTCCGCAGGATTTACGGATTATTCCTGCAGGGACGCTCACCGTATGCGATTTCAAAGGTGCTGACCTCCAAAGGAATACCAACGCCCGGAGGCAAGAAAAACTGGTCTGCATCCACGGTCAAGAGCATCCTCACAAATGAGAAGTACAAAGGCGATGCTCTTCTGCAAAAGGTCTACACCGAGGATTTCCTTACCAAGAAGAAAATCAAGAATGACGGTCAAGTGCCGCAATACTATGTGGAGAACAACCATCCTGCCATCATAGAGCCCGCGGTCTTTGACAGGGTGCAGAAACTCATGTCGGTGCGGCATCCCGGTCAGAACCGCAGCAGTAGCATCAGCCCGTTTTCCAGCAAAATCAAGTGCGGCGAATGCGGCGGCTGGTACGGCTCAAAGGTGTGGCACTCCAACGACAAGTACAGAAAGGTCATCTGGCAATGCAATCACAAATATGATGGGGATTGTAAATGCGGAACTCCGAACATTGAAGAGAAAGAAATCAAGGAGCTTTTCATAAAAGCCATGAACATCCTCATCTCGGACAAGGATGCTCTGATTGAGGATTTTGAAGCCATCAAGGATACAGTTTTTGATACCTCCGAACTTTTGAAAGAACGAGCCGGCCTGCAGGTGGAAATGAATGTAGTAGCCGAGCAGATTGAAAAGTGCATCGCCGAGAACGCTGCCGTGGCACAGAATCAGGATGACTACCGCAAACGCTACGATACCCTTGCAAAGAAGTTTGACCTCACCAAGGCACGGCTTGAGGAAATGGAACAGGCCATCGCCGAGAAACAGGCTCACAGGGAGATGGTCGAGCAGTTCCTTTCGGAACTCGCCGGGCAGGATGCCGTCACGGAATACACCGATGAACTTTGGTACAGCATGATCGATTTTGTGACGGTCTACTCGAAGGTCGATATCCGCTTCACCTTCAAGAACGGTACAGAAATTAAGATGTAAGAAATGCCTCCGAAACCGAATGGAATCGGAGGCTCTTTTTGTCTGGAAACCCCAGAACTGATAGCATCTTTAAGTTGATTCATATTTGCATAGGTTGGTTCAATGAACCAAGCCGAAAGTGTAGGCAATAATCAAAATGTATCTAAAATCAAGTCGTATCGAAGTTCGTGTTTACATTTCGGTATAAACCTTGACGAACTCCCAATCGTCTCGCTTTTTGATGTACTGCGTGTAGTAATCAATCTGGGCTTCGTAGCTTGTAAACTGCTCATCACTGTCGGTGGAAACACGAGCGTAGGCTGCGACCTTTCGCTTTGCAATGGAAGCGGTCGACAACGCTGTGAACTTATCCTTTGTGGCAGGAATTACTGTTATTGCTCTTGCCATTGTGTTTGTCTCCTTTCATAGGCTCTTTGCCTTGCTGCCTCGCGCCGTTCAGGTGTCCAGGATAATGCCCTGGAGCGGTCTGCCCAGGTCTTGGTTATCACCGAGCCGTCCGTAAGGTGGAAATGCAGCGTATTGTCATCATCGGCTATGATTTTCTTAATGTTTGCAGGGTCGTTTGTGATTTCATCAACCAAGGCATCAAGGGTGGTTTCCGGGATTTGCTTGGAAGCACAGTACCTTTTTCCTTTGGTATTGAATGTGGCGCAGACCCAAACCACCTGGGTTTTGGTAGTCTTTCTGCGGTAGTTCTTACCGCATTTCGCACATTGTATTAAGCCTGTGTAAGCGAATACTGGCTTGGCAGGTGGAGTGATTTTCCTGCTGTTGGCTCTGCGTTCAATCTCTGCTTGCACCGCATCAAACATGGCCGGGTCGATGATGGCATCGTGGGTAGCCTCGGCAAGGTAGCGAGGCTTCTGCCCGGTGTTCTTGATGGTCTTCTTTGTGATGTGATTCTCTCGGAAGGTCTTCTGAAGCAGAAGGTTTCCTGTGTAGGTGTAGTTGCGAAGAATCTTGGCCACGGTCTGTGGTTGCCAAATCCCACCGTTCCTTGTGGGAATGCCGTCCTCGGTGAGCTGAATGGCTATGAGGTTGAGTCCCGCTCCGGCAAGGTACTCTCTGTAAATGCGCCGTACAATTTCCGCTTCATCTTCAATAATGTAGTACTGACCGTCTTTGATTCGGTAGCCGAGCATCCTTCCACAACAAGGCATACCGCTTTCAAAGTTCTTTTTGATGCGCCACTTTTGATTCTCACTGGCGGATCTGCTTTCTTCCTGGGCATAGGATGCCAAGATGGTCAGCATAAGTTCACCATCAGAACTAATGGTGTGAATGTTCTGCTCCTCAAAATAAACATCCACCTCCAAAGCTTTGAGCATACGCACGGTCTCAAGGAGCGTTAGCGTATTTCTCGCAAAGCGGGAGATGGACTTGCAAATTATCATATCGATTTTCCCGTTACGGCAATCGTCAAGCATACGCTGAAAGTCTGCACGACCTTCCTTTGTGCCGGTTATAGCTTCATCGGAATACACACCGACAAACTCCCAACCGTCCTCTTTCTGAATGAGGTTATTGTAGTAGCTGACCTGGGCAGATAACGAGTGAAGCATTGCATCTTTGCTGGATGATACACGGCAGTACGCAGCAACTCTCTTTTTCCGCATAAGCCTTGGCGGATAAGCAACTCTTGTTACTGTTTTTGGCATTATAACACCTCCTTCACAGGTGCTATATTACCTCTATTATCAGTATATATCCAGTCATTCTCCCGAAATAAACTGTCAGAATTGATACCAAAAATACCGCACATTTTTGTCTCTATTACACTGTATTCTTCGGCAGTTATCAGCCCTTTGGAGAGCATAATCTTGGCTTGTGCCATCGATGCCTTATAGCCCATAAGTGCCTGGAAGTAGTTATTGTCCATCGCGCTCACTCCTTTCCCGGTAGCAAGCCTGGGAGCAGAATTTGCGGTTAGCTCCAATGTAATCCATAAAAACCTTACCGCACATAGGACAAGTGTGCGGAGACATCTTCTTGCTTACTCGTTCATTGCGGTGCTTGTTCCAGTATTCCTGCCGACAGTGGTCACAGCAGAATAGTCGTGGCTTTGTTTTAGTTGCACCCTTTATGGGGGCTCCGCAGTTTTTGCAGACAGAGCCGATAGGCTTCTTATCTGCGGTGATGTTGTTCCTATGGCAGAATGATTTAATCGTGCCAACAGAGAGTCCGACAGCATCAGCAATATCGGCATATGGCACATTGCGTTTTCTCATCGATATAATCTTCTCTTTTTGAGTGGCGTTCATAGTGATTCCTCCATTCCGAGGGGCTACCTCACTCACCACTGGTCATCAGATGGGCGTTTTGCCGAAGTATATACAAACTTTTTAAAAAACAGCAAAAAAAAATAAAGCCCACCGAACCAATGAAGGCTCGATGGGCTTTGGTGTTAGTTGGGGATTTTCAGTTTATTGCCGCTGTAGATCACATTGGACCTGAGACCGTTCAGCTTAACGATTTCGGGATAGCGGTTGCCATCACCGAGATACTTCTTGGCGATCGTCCACAGCGTGTCTCCGTGAACAACGGTGTGGATGCGGTAGGTTTCTTCTGCCTTGGCTGCGGACACAACCTTGAGGTTCTCCACAGCAACCCAGGTGTTGATGCCGCTTACCACATCACCGCCGGTCTTTTTGACTTTCTTGCCGAGCAGAACGCAAGTCTTACCACCCTTAACCACGGGTTTACCCTTGTAGGTGGTCTGCGTTACGATGTGGTGCCAGTTCTTAACCCAGGCGGGAATTTCCTTGGTGGTAGGATTGTACTTCACTGCATCAGCGGTAAACTCAACCCTGTTACCCTCCTTGATTTCGGAAGTGGCAGTAACAGTGGTAGAGGTGGTCGGCTTCCCGGTAGTTGCAGGAGTAGAGCCTTCTTTCAGCTTTGCTGCCACCTCTGCACGGAATGTGTCCATAGACTTGCCATGCTTGGGGAACCAGTGCATAACATCACCGTGGTTGGATGCAACACCCTGCTTGTAGCCCTCGCTGTGGCAGATGATATTTTTCTCGGTGAGGCCGTATTCTTTACAAAGATAAACGCAGAGGTCAATTGCCTCCTGGTACACTTTCTTGAAATAGGTAGCATCGGTTAAATCATCTTCACAGATTTCAAAGCCGATATGGGTGTTATTTGCAGAGCCACCGGCGTGCCAGCCTCTGTGGTCCCAAGGCAATGTTTGGTACGTGGCAATCGTGCCATCAGCCAGCTTGCCGATGAAGCCGTGAACACAGACTTCACGACCACCGGGATGGTAGGTGTTCCAGTGGTTGTTGTACTGGTTTTTGCCAAGCTTACCATCATCGGGGCCAACATAACGCTTCAGCCAGGGGTTATTTGCACCCGTGGAATGAACCATAATGCCCTTAACGGTAATTTTTCTGCCCGCCTTATAGCAGGCGTTTTCCGTAAAAATCAGTTTCTGTAAATTCATCTTACTTTTCCTCCTTCTTCATGAGCTGCTTAACAGCCTGGTTTGTGCCGGTCGCAGAAAGACCGCTTGCAGAACCCAATACGATAGCGACGAGAATGTTCTCCGTACCCATTACACCGGGAACGAAGTAAAATGCGATTACACCGCAAACTGCGCCAAGTACGCAGGCTATGAGAGGAATAAACCTCTTGAACTTCTCGTCATCGCCCATAGCGCTTTTGACGATGTCGATGATGGTGTACACGATTGCCGCCAATGCGGGGATGGTTGCGATTTCAAAAGTTGTCATAGCACTACCTCCTTATTTGTGTGCCTGTTTGTTAATATGGTTTTCAATCTGCTCAATGGCTTCTGTGACGGGGCCATTGCACCCTTGTTCCTTCAAACCCATAAGGCAAGCAAGGACACCGTGAACAAGCACGGTCTGCTCCTCCTTAATGGCTTTGATGTCACGGTCTTGCTTTTCCTGCTTGAGGAACCATTTGTAAATGGCGAACACAGCACCAAAAATGACTCCCAAAGCGGTAATAGTAGCCGCGACAGTTGTGATGTTGATTTCCACAGCCGTTACCTCCTTTTAAGATTTGGGTATGAAAAAGGCACCCCTGGGCGGAGTGCCATAATTCCTTATTTCAGCCAGGACGGTTTGTCCGGCTTTTTCTTTGTTTCGGTTACATCGAGCCAATCCTTATACCACTTACGCAGTTCCTTGGTCTGCTTCTCTGTGAGGGTGTCATACCAAAGCCAGCCACGGTTAATAACGGAAAAGCACTCTACATCACGCTCGATGCGGAGTTGCTCGTTTTCTTCCTCGGTCTG